CAACAGGATTTTAGCGTCTACTCCAGCACCTGACGTGTTTATGTTTAGCGTAGCGCCACTTGAGTTGCTAACAACAATTTGATCAGCCGTGATAGTGCCAGTTACGTCAATACCTGTGGCGGTTGTTTCTATTTTTTTAGAGCCATCATGATAAAGCTCTACAGAACCATCAGTTGTTGCTTTTAATTTAAATTCAGTTGATGCTGAATTGGTTATTGCAACTTCAGCGTCACCACCGATAAATAAACTGCCAGCGCCAGTGTCACGAAAGAAAGTATTAGACCCGTCATGCGTGATTTGAGCATCATCACCTGTTCCAAAAAATGCAGCAATGTTGTCAGCAAATCGTAAACTACCTGTTAAAGTATCTCCTGATTTAGATACCTTTTGAGATATAGTTGATATGTTTGTTGCTACTGTGTTGACAGCAGATATGTTGGAAGAAACTGTGCCTATATCACTTGCATCGGCATTAACGGCATTAATAGCCGTTTGATCTGAGGAAGTTGGCGTTGTACGTAGCCAGGTAGTGGTTCCTAGGTTGTACACCATAAGAACATTGTTGGTGGTATCAAAAAATAATGCACCGTCAATAAGTGCATCACCATCATTATCGACTGTAGGGTTGCCACCTGACGTTGATTTTGCACCTAAGTACCTATCATCAAAGCTATCAAGTGCGGTTTCAGCTGCTGTTTTTGCAGTTTCACTTGCGGTTTTAGCAGTTTCACTAGCAGTCTTAGCTGTCTCACTAGCAGTCTTAGCTGTCTCCGATGCAGTTTGTGCAGTTTGTGCAGCTGTAGCCGAATTTGCTGCAGCTGTAGCCGAGCTTGCTGCAGCTGTAGCCGAGCTTGCCGATGCTGTTTGCGCTGTGGTAGAAGATGCAGCATCGACTATTAAATCATATTTTGCACTATTAGCATTTGTTGTAAGGGGCTGAGAGCCGCTAGATGTATGCGCTGTATTTACCAAGAAGATATTATTAGTGCTTGTATCTTTTACAATGTCACGCGGAACATATGCTGTACTAGCTGCCCAATTACCTTTAAATGTACCTAACTCTTGTGTTACAGATAAATCCCCAGATCCATCAAAAGCAAACACTTTGTTAGCTCTATCTGTTGCAGATACTGTAAACTCAGAATTTGTTATTGTGTTTGTTCGAGAGCCTTTGATAGCTCGACTAAGTTCTTCCTCATGCTTTTGAGACATAAACGTAAGTTTATCTAGCGCCTCTTCTAAGCTTTCAGCCGGGAATGGATTGTTAGGAACCAGGTCTAATCCCTGGGTAAGAGGCTGTTCACGTATAATAACGACAGTAACACCACTAGCTGGAGCGGATCCAAAGACAACATTACCACCACTAGCCTCGCCTACTCCACTAACTGTGTAATGCGTTGTTATTGTCTGGGTTGTTTCCGTACCATCAGCCGCCCGTAGAATGACAGTCAGATCGTCTTGATCAAAGATCTTAAAGCTATATGCAAACGTGGTTAATGAACCATTACCACTATAGCTGACTTTGTTTGTGCTGCTAGATACTGTCATCGTCTACCTTCCTTCTTGAGGCGTTCCACTTGTTGGTATGCTTTTTTGAGATCTTCATTCCCTGGCACTTCAATAAGCACCCGAAAACCTTGGTCTATAAATTGTTTGTTTATGTTGCGTAGCAGCGCTAATCTGTCTTTGTCTTTCAAACCTTTATAAGTTCTGCTTTGCGTAACTGCTGATAACGTCTGACGAAATGTCAGAGTTCCAAAACCACTGCGTCTTACTTTAATTTCGTTTTTAGCCAAGCGAATGAGATCTGATTGTGTGCCATAACTTAGTGTAATATTGTTGTATTTTTCTGGGTTTGTTAAAGGCCACTTATTGGTCATGTCATGTAACCGAATAAGTTCTTTTTCATAGTTTTCTAATGCATCACCGTCTTTAATCCGTATGCCTGTAAGCGCACCAAAAATAGCAGCGCCAGGTTTGTTGGCAAAACTTACATCTTCCTCGCCTTGCACCTCACCAAATGTGTCATACCGTACAGCGTTATAATCGCGTTCATCTCTGACAAAACTGTCTTTAGCTTGAAATGAATTCATTTTGTCAAAAAACGCTTTTACGCCCCACCCTTTTTTAGGTGTGCCAACCAGATCATAATTTGGTGACCCATCAGTTTTTGCGTATTTAAAAACCTTGTTGCCATTAACAACATCAAATTGCTGAATCTCTTCTAACGTATAATATTCAAAATCTTCTCTTGGGCTTACTGGTGTGGGATCCGCAAGCCGCTGAAACATTCGCTGCAAAGAAGACAACGGATTAGGCAATCCAACAGGTGTTGCGCTCTCAGCATAAGATCGAGCAAGTTTAGCCGGATCAAAACCATTTAAAAATGATGTTACATCTGCAATTCCTTGCAACATTGGCGCTTCTTTATAGTACTCACCAATTGCAAGAGCTGCTGCATGTATATAACTTTTTTGCAGCTCCGGATCTCTTGTTTTGTTTGCACGTTGTACTGTGTCTGCAATAATAGCTAACAAGCCACCTACTGGTTCGTATCCAGAAAAACTTACATATCGTAGTGGGCCATTGGGTCTACCGAAAACGTCATACAAATCGTCAACACCTTCGGGCCAACCCTCGCCTTTTAAAACAAAGCTGTAAGGTTGCCAGCCAGGTGGTAAGGCTTCGCGCTGTGCATTTGTTTCTGGCATACCACCAGTTAGCTTGCCATCCATAGCATATTGACCAACTTGCCATGTTGTAGCCGCACCCATTGTAAATCTACCAAAAGCAAGTTGTTGTTTACGTGGGCCGTTACGACCTAACAAATCGAACGCTGCTTTTGATACTGGCAACGGCACATACTCTAGAGTTCGTAAAAGTGCATTTGTTGGAGCTGTAACAAACGGAACGATAAAACGTCCTACTAGCGTTCTTTGAAAAGCAGACATAGCCTTTCCAAAAGCGCCTAGATCACTTTGCAAGGTATCAAACTTTGCTTTTACATCAAGGTCATCAGCAACAGCACGAGGGTCTAGCATCAGCATACCAGCTTCATCCATTGCTTCTTCTTTTGTCATTCCTTGGCGTAGAGAATGTTGGTATCTTTTATTAAGTGCTGTGTAAAACTCACCACGCTGAGAAATTGTTTTAGTAAATTCATCGCCAGCAAGCAGCAAACGAAAGGGTATACGCATACCTTTTGACAAAGTATCTAACGATTTACCAAACATCGTGTCACTGTTTTTAAAAGATGGTTGGTATTGATCAATATCTAACTTGCTTGCACCAGCTGGTTGTTCTGTACGCCAGGCTATTGAAGCAGCTTTCATTGCATCGCCCCAAGCATCACTCCAGCCTTTTACACGGAGCATAGCATCTTCTATGTAAATTTGATCTTCCGCTATTGGATAGGCCATTCCTAGCTGCTTACGTCCAGCTCTAACGACTTCACCAAACATGCCAGCAAAGATTTCTGTTGGCAGCTGAAACAACATAAATGTAGCGTTTGAAAATATGTTTTTAAATTGTGTAGATGGCGCTGATAACAACCCAGCTAAAAATGCCTCATGCACCATTTGTTTTGTTTTTGCGTAGTATCCAACTTGCGAAAATTCATTAACACCTTTCATGCCATTTTCTGCACCAACGCGTAACAATCGATCTGCCATTGCTTCTGTTACGTCATCTTGACCGCTTTCTTTTAATAAACGGTTAGCCTCTGCACTAAACTGATCTGCGTTTAGCTCACCACTTACTTCGATTTTGAAAGACTGAAGCGCTCTTGCAGCTTCTGTTTGAGCACCTTTAAGCTGCAACTGTATGCCACTGTGAATTGCTAACTGCCTACGAAACTTTAGACGTACATCTGCACCAGCTCCGTTTTTTATTTGTTTTGCAAGATCTTCTAATTTTACAGCACTTCTTACGAGCAACTCTCTACCAGCAACAAATTCATCTGCTGTAAGTCCACCCTCGCCAATACGCCTAGACAATAGCCTATCCGTAAAACCGATTTCATCTTGCAATAAATCAAAAGCATCTTGTTTTGTTTTATTGTTTGATATGTACCCTCGTTTGCGAACTTTAGTTTCATCAGCGTAGACTTCACCAACAGCCGTAATCATGGCTTTTACGTCATCTTCTGTATCAACATAATCAAAATTAAAATCACCACCATCTTGAAGCGATTTTATGTTTTGTTCTTTTTGTGATGTTCGTAGCAAAATTTCATCTGCTACCGTTTCATCTATAACTCCAGCTTCTGCGCTAAACCCACGCTTGTCAGCTTGTAACGCTTTCTGTGCTTGCTTATTTATATCGATTGCTAAATCTTCAGCTGATTGCGATTGCTCACTTAGTGCGCTTTGTGCGTCCTTTAAAACATCTGTAGGTGGTTCTTCGCCAATTCCAAAAGACTGCATGTTACGGTCTTTAAATTTCTCAACACCCTCTGCACTAAGTATTTTTGGTGCGAGCTCTCGCTTTGTCGCTGCTTCAGAATACATACCAGGTTGATTGATTAAACCTCGCTCTTGACCTGTTGGCACTCGCGGAGCTACACCCACCGGACTTTGCTTTGTGCCAAGACCAGTTTGATCTGTCGCTGCACTAGGCTTAGAAACGCTACTATCTACGCTATCTATAATTTTAACTACTGGTGCAAACAGTTCTAATATATTGCTACCAATGCCAGCAACTTGCACACCTTGCGCTGGATCTGTTGCAAACTCTGTAGGCGAGCCAGCAGCATTGATCTGTGCACGTTGTGTTTGCTCTTCAGCTAAGTCTTGTGGATTTACTGCCATGATGCCTCACGCAAAAAAGGCCGCATAAGCGACCTATAAGTAGTTTAAAATTTTAAGTGTGTTTACTGTTCTTTTGTATCAGCCTGACGTTTCATCATACCGACAACATATTTTTGTTGTACGGTTTCACCAGACTTGTTTGCTGCAATCTGATCGCGCAGAAACTGCAACTCTGGTGCGCCTTTGCCGTATCTTTTTTCAGCTCTAATCAGCTGTCGTTCCAAGGATTGCGTCATAGCCATCACTCCCTATAACGTTAGTTTCATTGTGCGTAATAATAGCAGTACTTATATCGGTGTTTTGACGGTTCATGTCAATAATTATGTCGTGATAAATATCTTCAATCTCATCTAACTTAGCTGCTTTGTCAGCTGCTGACATTGCATTCCAGGCATCTGCGCCCATGTCGAACTCTGGTATATATTGAAACCTTATACCAGTTAACCCAGCTATAGCCTCTTCGTTCATACCAGCTTGCCTACTAGGCTGATCTGCTACTCTTGCATCTGTGATAAATGTAAATCCATCAACATTGTACTTAGTCAGCTCATCCGACAAATCTCTTGCATAGTCTGCATCTTGTCTATTTTTAAAATATATTTCTACACCAGGGCGGCTATTATCTGTTCGCTCCGGTACGATCTTAGAAATAAATGCTGCATCCTGATCAGCGTCTTTTGCTACCTCAACCATACGCTTTGTCACTGCGCTAGGGTCAAAGTTTTCGCGTACCACAAACTCAGCATTAAAGGCACGTTCATCCGACTGCATAAACCGTCCGTATGTATTATTAACCTGATACATCACAACGCTTTGATCTTGTTTTGCTGGCTCTCCTAAACGTGCTGCTACGTTAGCCTGATCAACATTTGTCGGTCTTGCACCAGGACGCTCAACACTAATACCTAGAACGTATCTTGCTACTGGTGCAGCCGCTGCGTTTACTTCTTCTTGCGCTGCAAGTTTTGCCGCTGTGTCAGCTTCTTGAGCTTGTTTTACTCTAGCAGCGTATTGCTCATCAGTTTCTTTTTTAAGTTTATTAGGTGCTTTGAATTTTTTATTTAATATTTTGCGGTTACTTTTAATTTTACCTTGGTCAGCCGCACCAGCTAATGACGCTTCAAAATCCAAGGATCCACCTTCACCAGCTTTCGATGTCCAACCTTTTTTTGTCCATATTTCTTTTTCTAAAAACCACAACACAGCTTGCAAATCATCTGCACCCATTTCGCCAATATTAGGCGCTACGTTTTTAATAAAACCTTTTTTATTAATTTCATCTACCGCATCTTTAATTACACGTTGTCCGAAACCAAATTCAGCACCTACTTTAGGATCTGCTAATGTACTGCCCACCATGTGTTTACCGCTTACGCCTTTTTCTACTGGTGGCGGCAATCGTTTTTGCCCAGACATTCTGCGTAGAAAACGCGCTGCCCATACATCAACAGTTGCTGCGTTTGTGTAACCAATAAGGTTACCAGTAAAGTTTGGCGTTTTTGGTGACCCTTTTGCAGATCTAAATAAATCTAAAAGCGCTCGCGTAGAGGCTGGGCTGTTTGCATTAAACAAAGATCCACTTGCTTTTGTTATTAGTTTAAATGGACTGTCAGGATCTTTATGCATTTGCCCTAGCGTAATCGGGTTTGTATCACCCTTCGCCAACATCTCTTCGTACATGCGTATTTCGTTGTCAAACTCGCCACGAGAAAACCTACGCATAATCTCAACAGCATTATCAAAGTTTTGGGTTACGCCTGTTTGAGCTGATGTTGTTCCCAGCAAATCAGCAAACAAATCCCCTAGTCCACCAAACTCCTGACGCATACGAGCTCGCATAGCTCGATACCAGTTAGCCTGTTCTATTATTGCTTTAGCGCTTGGATCGCCTTGTGCCGCTCTATTAGCAAGGTTTTTAATCTCATTAACGGTTTTACGCTTTATCGTATTTTGCCATTTAATGGGATCTACATTTTCTGGCGGTATATGAAAGTTATACGGAACTTCTTTGTAAGTAACTTCTACTTTATCTTTTTTCTGTTTTACGTTAGCTACTTCCATGCCTTCTTGGAGCCAACCCTGGTCAGCTGGATAATTATTTTTTTGTGATGCTACTTGTGATTGCACTGCTGTAGAAGCTTCGTCACCAGGAAATGCCGTATTGATAATGTTTTTTTCGGGTTCGCGTAAAAGCTTACCAATCATGCTAATCATTTGATCCGCAGCTGGCGTTATGGGATTGCTGTAAAGTGTGTTTGCTCCATCTGCTATTCTTAGATCAGCAGCTTGCCCAGCATCAGCTAAACCAACACGCGCTTTTGATATAATTGCTTTAAGAGGTTTACTTATTAACTTACCAACACCAGTGGCTTCTGCTAATCCGGCAAGAACCAACATAGCGCCAAGACCTCGATCAACACCGCCACTGGTGCGACCTTGTTTAAATAACCTTGCACCCTCTTGGATATCCATAATACCAGCGGTTACAAAATCACCAACACCGATACCTAGCGAGTTTGAGCTGCCAAAAAACATGTCTGACAAAACGCTTGTTTCGTTTTTAAGCCGTGGCCTGACTGCTTCTAACTGCCTTTGTATATTATCTTCTGTTAAACCTTGAGCTCGCAGATCGTCTACAAAACTTTGTTCTGCCATTCCTAATAGGTACTGACTTAATTGCAGTTTACCAGTTTCTCGCAAGGTGGGATCGTACTCGCCAATGACGGATCCACCGTTACGAATTGTTTCTTCAACTTCTGCAGCAGATAACGGCTCTGTGCGTGTCACTTCATTAGGCATGTTGTCTTGCGCTTGATTGCCAAAGACTGCGTTTGTTACTTCTGGAGAATATCCAGCCGCTAACAAATCTTGCGCTGTAGGATTGCCGAGAGAAGTAGCGTAAGCTCTTGCGTCCTCAATGCGTGTTTGCTCTGAAACAACCGGAGCTGCTTCTGCTTGTCCTAGCTCGCCCATTGAGGGGCTTGTGCTCATTACCTCTGGCTGTGGCTCTGGATCGGGATAATACCGCTGATACTCTGGCGTTTCTCTGCCATACTCCATGCCGTTGAGAAGAATAGACCCTGGCCTGGTAGCTTCTACATCTAGACTTTCTTCACCTATTTTGACGTACCCACCACTGCCCATTCGCGTTAGAATATCATGCGTACCAGTTTCTGGATTAAATACGCTTTTTTTACCTTTTGTTGTTTGTGGATTAATGCCAGATTTAATAACGTTTTCTGCTTCAATGTACTTTTCAACTTCATAATCAGTCAGATTATTTAATAGATCACTCATTAAAATAATCCTCTATTTGAAAAAGCAGAAATTATTCTTTGCCTAAAAATACCTAACTCATTACGTAGCTGCTCTTGACCAGCTGCATCTAAGTTATTGTAGTGTTCTTGTACGCTTCCAAGTGGATCTGTCTTATCTATTACAAAACCGTTGCGGATATTATTTGCTGCGAAATTATCAATAAAATTATTATATTCAACACGCAGTGTTTCTGTATAAACCACCATAAATTCATTAAGTGTTTTTTGTGCAAACTCGCGCAGCTCTGAACGTGTCATAGGATTTCCCTCTGACTGTCTTTTGTTGCTTTCTAATAACAATTCTGCTGCTGCTGACTCGTAGGCTGTTTTGGACGCTTGTGCTAAATTATCGTCTTTTCCAATCGCTTGTAATTCATTATATCGGAAGCTTAATTTTAAAATTTGTTTAGCTTCGCCTAACGCTTCATCGCTTTCAGATTGTATCATTCTTAAAATATTGTTGTGTTGCTCAGATGTTATAAGTGGTCGGCTATTTGTAAGTTCTTCAATTTTTAATTCACCACGTTCAGCTAATCCAAATAACCTACTATTTTCCGCTTGGTTTGCTTTGCCTGGTGCTGCAAAGATTACGTTTGTACTAACATCAAGTTCTGTAGCCAGCTGATCTTGTTGCGTTTTATCAAGCCAGAACTGACCTTTTGCACCAAGAACATCATTTAAAAAATGTTTTGCTTCTAACCCAACTGCACCATTTGGAAATTTTGTTTTAAACGCATTTAAGTCTAGAGGGTTAAGCAGCTGTTCCATAGTTTCAACAGAAACATTATCACCATTGTGAACACCCAAAGCAAAATTATATGCCTTAGTGTTTTTTCTATTTTGTGTTTCTAGGATTTCGTCTTCTATTTTTTCTTGAAAATTATAAAACTTTGTTGCGTTATCTAATGTGCCTAGCAATATGTCTTGTGCATCAGCTGGAGATATTTGCTTTAGAACATTAATAACATGTTGTGGTATATCATCGCTAATTATTGCTTCATCAATTTTACCAGCTGCCTCTAGCTGTATTTGCTCAAAAGCCTCTGTAAGATCCATTGCTTTGCTTAGATCACGCCCAGCATAGGCTGGCATAAGATTTGTCGCTATTCTTTTTAAAACGTTATTAGGCAGCTCTGACATTACATCTTTTTCAAAACCACCTAGTTCAACTGCCTTACTTGTTTTCTCTTTTTCATGAGCAAAATCTATATCAAAAGTAGTCGTGTTAACGTTTGGATCTGAATACTTAATAATAAAATCTTCCCAGCCCTCATTAACAGAAGCAACGTGCATCTTTTCTATTTTGGTATCGATCTGTCCTTTTAACTGAAACCGTAAAGGCAACTCAGCTTGTGCAAAGGCTGTATCAAATGCAGCCAGCGCATATCGATCCGTACCAATCTTTGACCGGAGTTTATTCTTTATATCTTTTGTTTCTTTATCCCATCGGCCCGTTCCATCTGGCTCAAAAATATCATAGGGCTGATTATCATTCAGAAACGCATCTGATAGCTGCATCATGGCTTCTTTAGCGCCAAGAATAGCTTCGTTCTTACGTGCCTCTACTTTGATCTTGCGTTGCGTTGCCGCATAGCTTGCCGCTTGAGAAAACAACTCCGCTTGCATGTTTCCCTTGGCAAGAGCTTGTTGAACAAACGGATTAGGGTTTTTACGTGCAGTAAAGCTTTGTCCAGGCGCTTGCGTTGTAATCTGTGCCTGACCTCGATACGTAGGTATTCTCATTTTTTATCCTATATTCGTATAGTACTGCCAAGAGATCCTGGGCGTGGTTGTGGTCTGCCAAAGTTTGTGATCCCTACTGGCGAGGATCTAAATGCACCCTCATCAAACAACCCAGAGCCCATTCCATAATTTAAGCTGCTACCAATACCAGCGATAAGCGATTGTGTACCTTGGGCTCGTAATGCACCAGCTGATGCACCACCTTCCATTCTTGTAAGCTCTGCTGTGAGTTTGACGTTTTCTTTTGCGTCTGCAATTTTCATTTGTGTCACGCTGTCGTTAAATCTTTGTACAGCCATATCGTACTCAAAAACTCTAGCATTTTGGCGAAGCTTTCGCATCGGAGTTCCAGACGCTATATCAATACCATTTGCTGCATATCCGGTTACGACTGAGCCCTGTAGGTTTGCAAAGTCAAATCTACCACGTTTTTCGCGTAGAACTTTTGCAACATCAACAAGCTTTGACTGACGATCCAATATATCCAGATCGCGCTCGATAATATCAGCATTAAAGTTTGCCGCCTCTTGTGCCGCTTCAGCTGCTCTGTCAGCTGCACTTTTTGATTTGCTTGCGCCAAACAAACCTAAACCAAAATTTGCTATTGCTAATGCCGTTGTTACTTCCATTAAATTACCTTTTACAGATCAAAAGTGTTGAGCCTTGGATAAATCGCTAACACTGTCATAGGCAGTGGCTGCGTTTGCCTGACGAATATTTTAGCGTCATCATCAAAACCACCAGGAAACTCTATTTCTTTATCTCCGGTAAACAGAGGCACAGCAGTATCCATTGCCATGCTGCTATCGCGGAAGAATATTCTATCTAAGCTATTTTCATCGGGGCCAACCTCGATCCCTACCGTTTCGTCTAATCGCAACGTTACTGCGTGAATGCGCTTAGGCTTGCCCTGAGAGGTGCCATCAACTGACCCAGCTTCTAGTCGCAAAGTTTGCATTTGGCTTGTGTAGCCAAAGCCTATAGCCGCTGAAGTTACATCTATGTCAAAACTAATACTTGCTGCTGATACAGCCTTGTCTGCATGGCTTGCACCGTTTGCCAAGATCGATACCGTCTGACCTTCGATGTGCTGCATTCCGGTAAGTGTTGTTGTAGCGCTTCCAGCGTAGCTTAATCCACTATCAACAAAAAATGCGGTTGTTGGCACCGACCCAAAGTCATAGGTTTTCATAACCTCGATGTAGCGTTTTGTCTGTGAGTTGATCGTGCGTTTTACAATCATGTACAACTCATCTTCGCCACTATCTGTTGGCAAGGTTACAATGCTTTCGACAACTGCCTGACCAGACCCGAACACACCGCCTATGACATGCTTATGCCAGGCAACCACTTCTTCTTCGCGTCGATAAGTTAAACCCAACAATGTGCCATCTGCACGTAATGCCCAAACAATGCTCTCAGGCTCTTGCTGATAAGCGAAATCAGTCAGACCACCCTTTGTAAGGTGTTCTGCCAATATCGTTATGTCTGGGGCCGCATATCCGCTCGTATCGACTTCTCCAGCGTATCTAAACTCTCTGACCTTTCGACCACCGCGTTGAATAAACAATGTCAGGTCTGCAACTTGTACAGGCTCATCATTTGTACAGCCATAGTTGCTATATTTGCGGATCACCGTTGTTGTTGCTGTTACTGGCCCACCGTTTGTTGTTGTCAGCACATACTCACCACCGGATGTACCAATAATTAGTATTCTTGTCGCTGACAGATACCTAATCGCGTTCACTTTGTTAGACGCAATTGTGTAAATGAGCGCATCGTTATCCGCGCCCGACCCTATTGTAAAATTTTCGTATTGTGCAGACTTGCTAAAGAATAGTGTCTGTGGATTATTGCTTGTTGCACCAAAGACTAGGCGTTGCTCAAAAAATGTTACAACAGATGGATTATTTGCAGCACCATAAAGCGCTGGTACAGATGGCACTATTTTTTTTGCCGTCCCACCAGACGTATAGGCTGTAAAGCCCGTTGTATTTATATTGTTGCTATCAATGTCTTGTAACGTAAAAGTGTTCGACGTAACGTTTGCCACTTTAAAATATTTGTCATTAAGCTCTGTCATACCAGACACAGCTTCAATTAAAACCGGATCCCCATTACTAAAGCCATGCGAACTGCTGGTTATAACCCCAGGATTTGCTTGAGTTGCTCCTGTTATTGTTTTTGCTGCTTGCGGCTCACCTAGATAAATTGCATTTATTGACCAAGCATTATGATCTGTTCTTACTAATGTTCTAACCTGGTATAAAGGATGCACCAGGTACATCACATCAGCTGACTGCGCAAAGCGTAAATTGGGTATATCAGCCGTTGCATAAGGCGTTGCCAGTTCAAAAAGCTTATCAACGCTGACACCGCTCGTGTATGTCGTAAAATTCGTAGTATCTATCGCTGCACCGTATAGATCTGTCAGCGTAAATGTATTTGTTGTGACGTTTGCTATAAGATAGTTTCGCGCTTTTAATTCTGTCATGGGAGATGAGTTGTATAGGTATACTTCATCGCCATTGCTTAACCCATGACCGTTACTGGTCAGCACACCTGGGTCAGCCTTTGTAATTGCGCTTACTGCTTTTGCACTTGCTTCTAAAACTTGGAGCCCATTGCGTAGAACACGCATGTATTGATTACCAAACTCTAAAACGTATGTATCAGCTGTTTTAAACTCAAACGGTATAAGTCTGGTTTTTGCTGCGCTGTTTTTTACTTCCCCTAAGAACTCTGTACCAGGACGCCTGGTTACACCGCCATGCGGCTGCACGATCATATTGGTAAGATCAGATAAACCCTCTCTGTATTTTTCTATGGTAATCCGACCCTCTAGGCGCGGAGAGATTTCTCCGGCTGTAAAGGTGGATAGTGCTGGAGCTGATCGCGCCATTACAATCTCGCTTCAATAAATTCGCTTGCCTCGATGCGTTGAGGTGCGCCCTCAGTGCCATCAACAAATCGTGCTTCTTTTAGTTTCTGATCGTATAAACCAGCCGTAAGCTGGACAAGTGAATTAGACCCAGTGAGTGCGTAGGCTATTTCCATTGCCAGCTTTGCCGCCATCGTTTCTGTTAGATTAGCTTCATATTGCTGTGGATCAGTTACACGCCCGACATATTTGATTTTTGCAATACCTTCATCTGTTAGCAGCTTACGCCCCTCGATGACAAATACAGGGCCACCCGAGTTGCTTGTCATATTATCCTGGGGATAGCTTAACGTACCATTAGAAAACTCTAATACACGCAGACAAAATGGATCTGTTGGCAGTGCATATTGATTTGCATAGCCAAATTCTGGCGCGGTACTTTCTTTCGCCAGTTCAGCTCTGCGTAATAAACAATTCCAGGGATGTGCTCTAAAGACAGTATCTCGTACTGACTCATATCGTTGATCAATAATACGTGCTGCCTTACTGTTTTCATCGAGCGAGCTAATGTTTGTCGCTCCCAACGTATTCAGCGCATAGTTTGCTATATCAACTACAGAAGTCATTTGTTTTCCCCATAAAAAAGGGGGGCGCTTTCACGCCCCTCTTAATTAATCAACCACGTATTTAATGGTTACTTCGATTGTGCCAGTGCCAGCAGCACCACCCATTGTCACTGTTACAGCGACACCACTTCCGTCAGTGTCGGTTTCTGTTCCAGAACCTAGAGCTAAAGTAGCAAGAATATCTACTTTTTGTGCTGATGTTGACGCAGCTGCTGCTTTATATGCGGCTGCAGCAGCGCTTACGGCTGTACCAGCTGCATTTGTGTGTGCAGCATAGCCAACTGACAGAGTTGTAGATGAACCCAAAGCATCATGTGCTAGTGATCCTTCTAACAATCTTGCGCCATCTGGTAGAATAAACATCTCAATAACATCGCCAGATGCTAGTGAAGATGCTTCATAGACACCATGAGCGCAGCGGATACGACCACCTAACTCATTAGCTTTATTCATAGCTACTGGTGTTGCACGATTGTTGGTTCGTTGTGTCGAATAAACTGTTGCCATTTCTCAATCTCCTTATGATTCAGTGCAAGCAATTTCGACTACTTTTACCTCTTCCATGCGCGTAGCACCAAGAGTTTGACAGTAGTAGACTTGCGTTGCGTAGGATTTGTCGGCACGTTCATCGATTTTCGCCATAGGCTCTTTGCCCATTGCGACTTTTACACCATCAGATGCAAAACAAATAACCTGGCGGTTACCGTCTGTATCGGTGGTTAGACGATTGCTTGTGATGAAATTAAAACCCATAAATGAGTTTATTTCGCCTTGAGCAAGTGCTTTAACAGTGTTGAAATCAGATGACTTCACTTCTGTTGTGTTTAACAAATCTGTGACTTGTTTTGGTGAAACCACAATGGTTCTAGCGATTGATGGATCAACAGATGCTGCATCCAACGTTTCTTTTGCACTTAGAAGCTTTGCGACTGTTAGACCAGCAGATCCATGAACGATCTTCTGACCAGATGGTAGTGCAGTAGCTGTACCGCCATCTTTACCAGTTTGTGCTGTACCCAGTGCGGCTGCAATGATCTCATCGTCCATCGCTCTGCCCATCGCAGCAGCCGCAGCTCTGCCATAAGTTGAGGTTGGATCGATCAGCAAACGCACTTTATCGTTATCGTCGATGAGGTCAGCCCACTCATAATCAGACATGGTTACCATGCGTCTTGTGTGTGGTGTTTCAACAAGTGGTGTATCACTATGGCGGCTTGTTTTCTTTACCGCTGCTGTTGATCCCACTTGATCAAAGAAAGCTTTTTCGCCATTCACGCTTTCTACGTCTACTGCATCACGCAGCAGCGAGCCCATTTGCTGTGATAGCATCTGGATGTTCGCAGAAAACTGATTGACAAAAGCTGTATCAATTTGAGTAGACATAAGTCTCTCCTTTACAGTTTAGTTTCAATTTAAATTTTTGGGTTGCTGCGCTTGGTTATCCCTATAGGGGCCGTGCTTACTGCTTGAGGCAGTCAGTCTACATGTCACACATGCTTGGCGTGTGGGTCTTTCGATTGTCCACGTATCACGATGCTGCTTGAAAAAGCTCCTGTACTTTTTGTACATACGCATCATGTTCTGGGTGTCTGGCATCCATGTATGGAGTGCCAGGACGCATCAGCTCTTTTAATTCCTGTTTGGCTTGATCTGGTGTTTTAATCAGCTCCGTGGGCTCACCTAGCAAGCTGTCTTCGCCAATATTTTCGGCAAGGCTTACGAACATTCGCACAACGTCAGGATGATCGCCTAGTTTACGCCCATCTTGTAATCGCACATCTTCAAATATTGATAGACCTTCTTTGCCTAGCAAAGCTGTTGCAGCAGTGTACGCCATCTTTGTTTTTTGATCATACGCCTGACCATATTCCGTTTTAAGCTCTTGTATTGCACCATTTACAGCTTGTGCTGTGGATTGCTGGTTTAACTCATGTGCACCTTGTGCTTGATTGCTTAGATACTGCGCGATTGCTTGCGCTTGTCCTGGTGCTAGTCCGGCATCAAAGGCGGCTTGTTGAAAAGCCTCTATGTCTGTTTCTTCTACGTCCATACCAAATTCTATGGCATAATCATTTGCGCTTTGTGGTCTGCCTGTTTCTGCATAGAATTGTGTGTATTGATCTGGCGTCCAGCTTTGTTGTGGCTTACCAATGCTATCAGCGCCAATCATTGACCTTGCGTGTACGTAGCTTTTTGCCAACGATCCAGCGTCTGTAAAATTTTGTAAACTAGGATTGCCTCGCAAATCTTCTGGTAGGCTATCTAAAAAATTAACTGGTGCTGCGCTTGTAACAGCTTCCGGTGCGACTTCCTGAGATCCAGTTTGGGTTGCCTCTTCGCTCATTCGGGTTCCTTCCCTTCGATCAGCATCCGGACAATCAGCAACACTGTTGCTCGCTGACCTTCGTTAAATGCAGAATTATATGGATTGTCCGTATACGTGGTTGTCTCAAAACCAAACCTGGCCTTGAGGTCACTTAGTACTTTATCGCCATCTTCGGTGTTAAACGTCCGACGATAGGCAAGTTTTAACTCTTCTATTTGTTTCATTGCTGTGGAGCCGTTTGCGCTTGCGCTTTAATAAACGGTGCTACTTTATTTGCCACTTCTGCCTCTTGCATTTGCGCTTGTTGTTGTTGCGCTGCAGCTTGTGCTTCGGCCTGTTGTCTTCTTATTTCCTCAACCTCACCAGCGCCACGAATAACTCTTGCCGGAAGCCCAGCTGTTTCAACCAGGTATTGCACCATCTTATCACCATCGAGGTAATCGGTTACTGGTGCTACTTCTGCAACTTGCAGTAAGATCTCAAATCCACGCAGCATGGCCTGTAGATCTGTGAGCTTTTGTGCCTTGGCAAGAGGTGAGACATACTCGATGTCTACTTCTTGTCCTTGTAACTCCTCCGGAGCCGGAGGGAGTAGACCGTTCCGGAGGAGCAATGCAAAGGATCTAGAGATTAACGGCTGGAGCAATTCTGCTTGTAACCTACCCAAAACAGGCCCAAGCAACCGCATTTTCTCTTCGTTTCTTTGCAACACTTCCGTAGCCGTCATATTGGCGCCCTGACCCAATAGCAGCTGATCTACATAAAACGCTTGGCGTATTGCATTACGCCTTTGTTCTTCCATATTTAGACCAAGTGGATTGTTTGCACCTATGTTGAGCGGCTCTAGTCTATCTCGTGTTCCGGAACGGTAGAAATTCAAAGCTCCTGGTGATGTTCTTACTGGTGAAATAAAGCCATCATCAGGAACCATGAGGGGTGGATCTAATTGTTTCTGGCTGGCTCGTATGGTCACTTCGCTCATTTTATTGAGCATTTTTACATCTGGCAGAGCAGTCATAGCTGGAGAGCGACCATACTGGCTAACTGAATCTTTTACAAAACGCGGAACCATAAACGGAAACTCATCAAATCCGCTTTCTGATAGCATCGCAAGACCATCAGAGAGGTAGTATATTGATGCTACAGGCTTGTCTTTTGCAAAGCTTCCCTTTGTTTCACTGCGTGGAAAAACGGCATGTATAACATCATGTTCTGCGTATGGATCTTTTTCTACGTCTTTTTCTATTTTTTGCGGTAGTTTTATGTCTGCGAACTGCATTTGTATGGCACGAGCTGACATTTTAAACTTACGATAGATCGTATCGACGCGACCACTTGGATCCTCTGATATACATATCTCCGCAATATGTCTGCAAGCAAACCGCAAACCATCAGGGTTCATCTCCACATAAAACGCACCAGTGCCGAAAACCACCAGGTCATAATATAATTCATGTATTTCTTGCTGGAAGTTAGAACGATTGAAGTGCTGGTACATTTGATCTGTACACACTTCTAGCCATTCATTTGCTGCGTCATCCCTTTGTAGCCCTGGATTTCTGTATCGCATAGAAAACCAAGGTGTACTTGGGCTGGTTAACATACCGTGCAAGCTTGATGCTAATAGCTCTACTGCATGTATTGCCGTACCATCATAGATTAATTCTGTTCGTTTATCGCCTTGTGTTCTGCGTTTTGTAATATCTGCTTTGCGTGGCAACATAAAATCAGCCAGTTGTTGCCAGTGATTTTCCCAATTTGATCGCTGACCTTGTAGCGTTTTTAATCGCTTATCAAGCTGCGCTATAATAGGATTTACTTGTGCCATTATCTTTTTCCGTAACTGCCCATGATCGATGGACGTTTGACCTTAATACCCTCTAAAACCCTACCCTGAGATCGTCCGGCTGATTTTTGCAACATACGCTCTAACGGATCGACAGTAGCTATGCCTGGCATCTGCGCTGGCTGCATTGCATCACGCCCCATAAGACCAGCTATATTTTGCGGTTTTTTCTTATTCATTATCATAATTAACCAGCAATCAATCCGCGTCTGCTACGCAGTGCCGGATCAAGTTCGTCAGTTAATAAACCACCAGGCCTAGTCAAAATTGTGCCACGCACACCCTCTCCATAAAAATCAATGGCATTATCTTCGGCTGGGCCTACAGAAATAGCTGCATCTATTTCCTGTTGACCGCCTAATGCGGTATTACTACTGATTGTTTGTACCGCTGGTGCAACAGATGTTAATATACTTTTGTCAGATTTATCTACTACTTCTGGTGCTGGTTGAGGCTCTGGTTGAGGCGCTGCTTCTGGCTCCGGCTCAGGTTCAGGTTCAGGTTCAGGCTCAGGCTCAGGTTCTAAAGCCTCAAGTAATTCTTCGTTTGTAAGTTCTGTCGTTTCCGTTAAGGCTGTTTCATCAGTAAAATCGTCCGTAGTCGGTTCCACATCTCCAACAAGATCGCCACCAAACGCAGCCTCTGCAGCAACACCTACATCGTCTAAATCATCTTCTGCTTGTTCTGCTTCTTCACTGTCGCCTAAATCTATATCAAGTGCGTCACTTACATCCAAGTCAACAATGTCATCAGCACCTTCAATGCGTGTTTCGTCATCACCGTCATCACCGCCATCATCGTCTGCCACTTCATCTTCTTCTGCCTCTGCCTCAATAAAAGCAGCACCTATTTCATCAGCCAAACGCTTTACAGTTTTAATTTCATTACTATCTTTACCAGCACCAGAACTTAAAATGCTGCCATCCGATAATTCTAATGTCGTTAAGGTATCTTTATTTGCCCCAAAAATATTTCTTCCACGAGCGCCAATATTTGTATTAACATTATCATCGCCATACGTTAATTGTTCGCCACCTTCAGCAGCCTCTAATCCAGCCTTAAAACTATCAAAGGTTGTTGCTAAGGCATTTTTATTGCCACTTTTACTAAAACTAGAACTGTCAGAAGAAATGACCGTCCTTTTGCCATCCGCGTCATATTTCTCAATTATGTTTTTGCCTTTTTTATAACGACCAACGTATCTCGTACCGTCAGCCCTCGTAAAACTATCATATGTGCTATATGAAGACATTTATCTCTCCTTACGCTGCAAACGGATTATAACCGCTGTCAGCATTCCTTTGAGCCGGACGTAAGCTGTCCGTAACAGTCCTAATACCCACCGCCATGTATCTTGCACAATCGGCTGCATGCGAACTCCAATCGTGTACAGGGGTGTTCCTAAAACTACGTAAACGCTCATTATAAGCGCGGTGATACTGCCTAAGAGCTTCCAGCCCAGGTTTGCACAACTCTGCATCAAACCAGCAACGAGGGAGGAGCATTTTCGTAGCATGTATCCCATCCTCTAATGGCAATTTCGGAACAACCCTAAAGTTAATCCCCAAGTCATAAGCAGCCTCTCGCCTACTCTTCCCAGTGCTTAACTCTCTTACCTCAATGTCATGCGGTGCATGATGCAATGAATATAAATATTCTTTCTGCTGGAGAACCTTCGCATAATGCGGCAAGCCCTCTCCCCTATTCTCATAGTAATCAATCACATGAACAGCACGACCAACCTGTTGGACAAACCATATAACCGTACTGTCGTTTACTCCCAGATCCCAAAAGGTTTCTACCCTAACACTTGGATCATACGGAACTGAAGTGATGCGACCCATCACATGGAGCTCCTGTAACTCCTTGCCATAAACAGCACCTGGTACATTCGCTACCCAAGAACACTCATACTCCTGGGCATACTGATCAGGGCTCATCATACTCGATGCAGCCTCTAATTCCTCATCATCCAGTATTCCGGTCTCACTCGCCTTAAATAAAGCCGTGTGCCAATCCTTCTGCCTCTCAGCAGCCTCATACAACTCATAAAAAGCATTGTGACCCCTAGGCGTTCCAATAAACAACGCCCATCCCTTACGATCACTTAAAGCTGGCCTAATGATCTCCGGAAATAAACTCTCCGGCATATCAGCCATCTCATCCAAACACGTACCATCCTGGTATATCCCACGCAGACTATCAGGGTTCTCAGCACCCAACAGCTGTATCCTAGCGCCATTCGGCAAATCACACCGCAATTCAGTCTCGTGAAACCTTACCATCGGTATTGCACCAGCAAACTGCTTCAAATAATCCCAAGCAACCGCCTTCGCCTGACGATACGTAGGTGCAATGTAACTAAACCGTGGATTGGGCTTGTCACAAAGAATAGCAGCCCTCAACAAGTGATTAATCGCCATAACCGTCTTGCCAAACCTACGATGACATACAACTACACCCCAGCGCTTCTCAGCTAACGCCTGGTGCAACTGGTTCTGTAATGGCCTTGGTGAATAAGGGATCTCGATGTGCATGTGTGTGAGTGTCTTGTGTAAGGGTATTATACGTATAGTAGGAGCGCCCAGTTTTTCGGGGGGTGGGGGTCTGCCCCTGGCTAAAATAATAGGGTCATCGGGTGTGTATCCCGACTACATTACTTGCAATTACAATAGGTTAGCTATGCTGGGCGCCTAACGGGCGCCTAGAACCAAGCATATTAAAAACAAAATCAAATCGTCGGGGGTGTCTGCCTTGTACGCGCGACCCCTGTCTCAGCCTATGCACTACACACACAAATCCATAACACTATCCAGCTTCAGCACTCACCTCACCACCACTCCAGGTAAGTGTAATCTGTCCAGCCTGTTGCTTATCTTCTTGCTTGTCACGTAAGCCTAGTGGCTGCATCTGACGTATGTGTTTATCCATGTGATCTGCTTGTAGTCTTCGTCTCTGTACTTCAGCCATAGCGAGCTTAGGATCATCCGGTAACGCTGCTTCAACTATGTCTAGTATCTGGTCACGCATAACCTCACACTGCAAAGAACGAGCTGTACGATACTGTGTGTATGCATCTTCGTTCTCTTGAACATAACGCAAGATAGTACGCCATGAAGGTAGATGATCGTTCTCGTTGCAAATACGAGTAAGGCTTACACCTTCTGCTATTGCTTCGCAGATCTCTTCAAGCTGTGCTTTTGTTACATTACGTTTTGGCATGTTCTTTTCTTAGAAAAAGACCTGACTAGATTGGTTTCAGTTTGAGACAGCATAAGCGCCAGTAATAAGTATCTAGCCAGGTAAGTTAATGAAATAAAATGTTGTTAAAAAAAAACCCTCATAAATTAATACAAGGGTTTCTCTGTATCTAGCTACGCCCAGAAGCGACCAAACCTCTGAATTCGTATGTCGTGCTGACAGCTCAAGATCCGTTTCTTTGCGACAAGATATGGAGGAGCTGCCAGACTTTGACATTGATTAAACAATATCTGTCCAATCATATCATACTCCATACTACATTTCGTGCATTCATACAAGCAATAGTTTTTTTTCAGTCAAGCGACATGACATATATCGTCAAAAGTACTCAGCAAGTATCTCATCGTCTTGGTATTTAAGTCTAGCCCAGAGCCTCACTAATGCATCTGTGTATCTACGTTTGATCTGTCTACCATCTCGTAGTCCATTCATTCTTGCAAGCTTCTGCCATTGCGCGCCTCTTTCACGGAAGGCAGCGCTATGGCTTACAGCCCATACCATCTTGCGATCATCTGCATCCATGTGCTCGATACCCAGGTATAGCGCATTTGTATACTTATCTACTTGCTTGGGAGATGGAACCGGATGTTTAGGTTTGAATTCAGAGTAACCATATGCTGACCACTGTTGCTGATACTCAGGCCATGATCCTAGCTTCTGCTTTCGTATTGCTGGGGGAAGTGCTCGCTCTGTTTCTGCTGCCTCGAAAAATAGTTCACTGAGCTGTGCTACATCAGGGTTATCCACAAGGTTTGCTCCGAAAAAAAAAACAATGCTCCTATGTGTACACATTGTGATTTACTGTGTGTTACATTTCGCGTCTGCAAATGAGTTGTATGGACACTCATTTACAACGCTGTGTATGAGCAATGTGTAACACAATGTGTATACATGTCGTGAACACTTCGTGATTATAAAAACACCTCAAAAACCTAGTCAATCCCCTATTTTTCCACATGTCCTAATGAGTGCTCCTGAGTGCCTCTAAGTGCTGCATTTTTATTGTTCCGTTTAGATCGATTGCTCTTGATCTGCTGTAATGTGGCTAGCGTGTGATCGAAATCTTCATCGTTCATACGCATCATAAACGTAATAATTTTTGATACGTTTTGTGTTGTTTCACTCATCTATCTTCCCCTTCGCTACGTCCTCTGCGTGTCTAATAACCCAGCTCAATTTCAATAATTCTTCACCCATTTCTTCAGTCACAATGCCGCTAAACAATACCTTCGTATGCTTGTTCTCTACAGCCTCTGATGGCCTCACTGCCCAGGTAGCTAGACCGTCCTTCACACTGACCGTGAACAACATATGTCCTACCTTGAGCTGCCTATTCATCCGGTACACTCCCCACCATCAGCCTGGCAAAAGAACCCTTCAATATCGAACACCCAATCGCCTTGACGATCTAAGTTGTTTTTAATTTCTTGATAGGCTACGCCATCGTAGCGAAAAGTATGTCCAAACTCTTTTTCTAACCTCGACCACCACTGCATACGATCTGGATAATCTCGCCACATCTCTGCTAATTTTAACTCGCTTTTTAAAAAACAACCGTCACAATTTGAATGTGGTGTCACACCATTGATAAGTGGTAATTTTAAATCGAAAGCTAAATTTTGTTTTGTCCAGAATTCAGCAACATCATACTTTGTTTCGCCAGCGTTATATATTGGAAACCAATTTAACCAGCGTTTATCTTTACTGTCTTTAACTCTGCGTCCTTCATCAGCTCTTATGCCAACAGTGTTATACCACGACTTCCATTTAATACTTACTAAAAATCTTTTAATTGTTTTTACTTTTAATTCTTCCGTACACTTTCTTCTCATAGTGTTTGGAATATATTTGTTAGCTCTTATTAAAGCTTCTAACGGTTCACCATCACGACTAGCAGAGTTGTGGCTAACGGTTACAAACTTAGGCATTTGCTTTCTGTATTCTAACCATGTGATAGGCACACGCCAACGCTCGCTACACTCTTGTACAAAGTCTAATGTTTCTGGCATCTCACGCCCAGTATTTGCGAAAGTAACAACACAATCACTAGGTAATCCATTGTATGCTTCTAAAATATTATGAAGCATAAACGCACTTGTTCTACCGCCCGAAAAACTTATTTGTGTACGCCCCTCTGGTAACTCATATGCATACATACTATTCATTAGCGCCATCATTCAGTACCGCGTCTTCAAGCATGTTGATCTTGCCACTACCGCCACAAATCTCGCACTCAACCATCTGCACATACTCACCGTTGTTGTGCTCGCCAGGCCAATGCACGTAGTAGGTCATTTCTCTCTCTCCGTACCCTCTGCAACGTGAACAGCGAACCATGATCACATCGTCCTGGGTCATCACTTCACCTTTAGTTTGACGAGTGGCGTCAAGAACTCTGTTACGTCCTCGATGCTCTTGCACAGCGCCCACGCAAAACCAGCCTCAATTATCTGATCTCGCATACGACGTTGGTTCTCGTTCATCACACCACGTTTAGCTTTGAGCTCTATGAAGATCGCTTCGTTGTTGCCGGACTTGGTTGCAGTAGAAGGGCAAAACAATTCAAGGTCAGGCCAGCCATACTTTGTACCCATCTGCTTGAGCCTGTTAATGTAGTTTATATGCCGCTTACCTTCATTAGGACTATGGTGAAATACACAACCCTCAGGCAGCGCTACATCAAGCCAGGATGATACCTGACGCTGTAGATCGTCCTCAGTACCGCTGAATGTAGAAGTCATTTGGCATTACCTGACCGTTAGTTTTCAACATGATGTTCGACATGAATTCTTGATTTGGTATGAGCCTCGCGCTATCTTCAAAACCCAAACACCAGCGACGAGCCACGGCTGCATGACTAGCACCTAGCTGACGAGCCAGTTCCGAATAACTCCAGTTATTTTGCTTTCTATATTCGTCAAGCGTCATATCAATTCCTAACACAAGAATTGTAAAAAGCTTGACTTGGATTTGCAACCCTCTTAATTGTAATAGGAGTTTGACCATTTGCGACAAGGTGAGATATTATGACCTCAGAAATACATCAACTATTTGCAGTTCCGTTCGATATGCCAAATAATTTAGACGCAGTTATCCGCGCAAGCAACATGAACAAGAAGCAGTTAGCGAAAGCAGCTGGTATTATGCCGGAGACACTTTCCAGGCATATTCATGGCAAAGTACAGATGACTTTAGAGAATGCTGAGAGGTATGCCGAAATACTCAATGTGAGTGTGCAAAAGATAATGTTTGTTAATCCAGCAACGCCAATCGTTGGTTCTGCAATACTAAAAAATAACGAAATAATACGACAATTTTACAATACCTGGACTGAAGGTGTGCAAATTCCAGCCTACTTAGGTGAGGATTTATGCGCTGTAAAATATACATCTGAAACAGGTTATACTGGCCTCTGGTACGAATATAGCAATGCTCTATGCTTTTATTTAAAAGATCCAATAATAAATCATTACGTTCATCAGTCATGTATGCAGAACTCATGCATAGCTATGCTTGAAGATGAAATTAAATTACCAAATCAAAATCCTACGCGACTGATTGCTGGGGTTTTATATCCAGAGCCAGGAGAGCTTTACACAATAGACAGTCCAAAAAATGGCGTACATTTTCGTGGCTTAAAAGTCAGATGGGCTACACCATATGTGTCTGCTTTATTTAGGCCAGATCTGCGTGGCGTTACGATTGTAGACATAGAATCGGAACATACCGATCCGTATAAATTTATCAATTCTTGACCGTTACTATTCAACTCTATATTCTTTTTCTTGCACGTTCTTAAATCAATTCTTGACTTCTTTTTTCTAAGCTGATTATTTGAAAGTGCGACAAGAAATGGAGTAACTGATGTTTGACATCCCACAATGGGCTGTTCGACATGACTACTTTCATCATTCTAACCCTCGTTCTGGTGATCGGGCGAAGAAGTTATTTGAGAAAGTACATGTCAGACCAGCTCTTAAAAAAGCGTTTGAAACGCTAAAGAATATTGAGGCACA